CTTCATTAACGCAAACTCCAAGTATGTTTGGTCTGCGGCGGACCCCGGATACGATACTGTCGTCGCTGGGCAATTTGCATTCGGTGCCGATTCCACCTCAGATGGCGGTACATTCGATTCGCTAAATGCAAACTACTACGAATCTTTGCGTGGTGGAAGAGATGCCGCTCCTGAAGGAGACGACTACTACACCAATGGATATGAACTCTTTGCCGACAGTGAAACTGTTGATATTTCTCTTATCCTTGGTGGACCACAAGAAGGAATTCAAGCGAAGAATCTTGTTGATCTTGTTACATCAAGAAAGGATGCAGTTGCATTCCTCTCTCCTGCTAAGACTGCTGTTATAAACTCTACTGGAAATGCTTCCAAGAGTGCGGCAATTGCCACGGCAAACGTCTCAGCATACCGTCAAGGACTCAACGGTTCGGATGCCGGTGGTGATGTAGACTTCACCAGCGATAACCTAAACGTATCTTCGTCCTATGCAGTTCTCGACAGTGGTTATAAGTACATGTATGACCGATACAACGATGTCTTCCGATTCGTTCCACTTAACGGCGACATCGCAGGTATTGCGGTAAGATCAGACAACGAGACCGAAACTTGGTTCTCGCCTGCTGGTTTCAACCGTGGTCAAGTTCGCGGAGTCGTTAAACTTGCATACAACCCACTCAAAGCACAGCGTGATGAACTTTACATTAACGGAATCAACCCCGTAGTCTCCTTCCCCGGAGAAGGTACTGTTCTCTTCGGAGACAAGACCATGCAGAGTAAACCAAGTGCATTCGACAGAATCAATGTGAGACGACTCTTCATTGTTCTTGAGAAGGCAATCGCAACTGCCGCGAAGTTTCAACTCTTTGAGCAGAACGATGCATTTACCCGTGCGTCCTTCCGACAACTTATTGAACCGTTCCTCAGAGAAGTTCAATCTCGTAGAGGTGTGATCGACTTCAAGGTTGTATGTGATGAATCAAACAACACTGGCGAGATAATTGATAGAAACGAGTTTGTTGCAGATATCTTTATCAAACCAACCCGTTCGATTAACTTCATTACTCTTAACTTTATTGCCACAAGAACTGGCATCAACTTTGATGAAATTGGCGGGTCTTCCTCGTAATACGCCCTACATAGAAAAGGAGATATAACACATGAATATCGAAAGATTTAAATCAGCACTTTCTACCGGTGGCGTTCGCCCTGCATTCTTCCGGGTGCAAGGTAACATCGGAAAGACATCGTTACCAGATAAGGTCGGGTTCCTTGTCAAAGCAGCATCTTTACCAGCATCAGAAATTGGTGAGATTCCTGTAGACTATCGTGGCAGAAATCTCAAACTGCCCGGTAAAAGAACCTACGCCGATTGGGATATCACCCTATTGGTCGATGGAGAATTCTCGACAAGAAATGCGTTTGAGCGTTGGATGAACGATCTCAATGACGCAGTTGAGAATGTTGCGGACCAAGAGCATAACTTAAACAATGTTCTTTTCCCCAACTGGAGTATCGACCAACTCGATCGTACTGGTAAACCAGTTAAAACTTATACAATGTTCCACTGCTGGCCCAAATCGGTTTCTGCAATTGATACCGCATATGATAATGAAGCACTAGCAGAATTTTCCGTGACGCTCGCCTATTCTTACTTCCTCACAAACGATGGAACTGGTAGTAATCGAGTCCCTCTCGGTGATGCTGCGTTCCCCGGTGAGTGATAGATAACAAGAGGTGAATTATGCCAATAGATTTCTTTGGTTTTAGTATAGGAAGAAAGCAACAAACGCCTTCGCCAAATTTAGACCCTTCTTTGGGTGTGAAAGAGGCGAAGTCGTTTGTTCCTCCCCTATTAGATGATGCAGGACTAGTCGATGCAGGTGGGTACTTCGGAGCGTACCTTGATCTTGATGGTTCTCTTAAAACAGAATCCGAATTTATTGCAAAGTATCGAGAGATGTCTCTCCACCCAGAGGTGGAAAGTGCTATCGAGGATGTATGTAACGACGCAATTGTACTTGACGACGAACGCAAACCAGTCGAGTTGATTCTTGATCAGGTTAGTATCTCAGATCAAATTAAGAAAAAGATGTATGAAGAATACGACCAGATTCTAAGACTTCTTGATTTTAGTAATCGAGGATATGAAATTTTCCGAAGATGGTTTATTGATGGTAAGGGGTACTACCATATTATCATTGATAAAACCAATCCCAAAAAGGGAATAATTGAACTTCGACCTATTGATGCACTTAAAATTAAGAAGATGGCAGAAGTACAAAAGGCAACAGACGAAAAAACAGGGACAAAGTATATCAAAGGTGTTAAAGAATTTTACACTTTTAGAGACAACCCAACAGACCAAGAAGGTCTTAAACTTTCTCCTGAGTCTATTTGCTATTACCACTCAGGTCTTTTTGATCCACTCTCCAACCGTGCGATAAGTTATCTCCATAAAGCAATTAAACCACTCAACCAACTTCGTATGATCGAAGATGCCGTGGTGATCTACAGAATCTCGCGTGCGCCAGAACGAAGAATCTTTTATATTGACGTTGGTTCTCTTCCAAAGAACAAGGCAGAGGCATACGTTCGTGATCTTATGAACAGATACCGAACAAAACTAACATACGATGCATCCACTGGTGAAGTTCGTGATGATAAAAAACACATGTCCATGCTCGAAGATTATTGGTTACCTCGTCGTGAAGGCGGTAAGGGAACCCAGATTGAAACTCTCGATGGTGGACAGAACCTCGGTGAAATGGAAGATGTTGAATACTTCTTAAAGAAACTATATAAAGCACTCAGTATTCCATCATCCCGAATGGAAGCAGAAAACGGTTTCAATATGGGTAGATCTTCTGAGATCACCCGAGATGAATTGAAATTCCACAAATATGTCGAACGACTTCGTACCAAATTCAATGGTGTCTTTACTCAACTACTAAGAACACAATGTATTCTTAAGGGGTTGATGAAAGAAGAAGATTGGTGGAAGGTCGAACAAGATCTTAAGTTTGAATATGTTACTGATTCATACTTTACCGAACTTAAAGACTACGAGATACTTTCAGAAAGACTAGATATATTACAGAGTGTTGGTGAACACATTGGTGATTACTATTCTAGAGAATGGGTCAGGCGAAATATCCTTCAACAGACCGAAAAGGATATGAAGCGAATGGATAAACAAATTCAGAAAGAGCGAGAACTTGGACTGATTAAGGATGACTCCGGAGGATTCTAATGCGATTTCTTATAGATCTAATCGAAAATAACGACAAGAAAGAGAGCAAGGTTCTAATCGAATCAATGATCTCTGATGTTGTTAATTCCAAATTTGCAAAACGCAGTTCTTCTATCGTAAACATTTTTGAAGAAGAGGGCGAAGCGACCCCTGAAGACATCGAAGGAACTCTCGATGACCCCATGTTGGACCCTAATTTCTCAAGAGAGTATTTCTTCAAGAGATTTAAGTATGAAGGCAAGGAGATTGTCCTCAAAAGATTAGGTCTTGGGCAAAACGCACCAACAATCACATACATCGACAAAGAGCGTTACGAGATTTTTTCTACACCCAAGCAAGCAGAAAAAGAAACAATTCGATACATCAAAGATGGTTCATTCGACGAAGCGATGAAAGAAAAAGAAGATAAAATCGCTGCTGTTGATGCCGATAAAAAAGAAGAAGAAGACAAAAAGAAAAAAGAAGAAGAGAATCAAGAGAAAATCACAGATTCATTCGAGTATGTGGTTTCCTCTGAACGCCCCAGTATACTAACCTTCAATAGTGGAGAAGAGAAAGTTATCACAGTTTCCGAGGCGACAGACGCATTGGAAATATTAAAACTACTAAATAATGAGAACGGAATAGAATTTTTAAATCGTCTGTCTCATAGCAAAACATCTTATCTAGAAACATTAGACTTCTTTCTTGATAAGGTCCGAAAAGGAGTAATCTAATGGAAGTTGAAAATATTGTAAGAGCATTGGAACAAGGAAAACTCAATGATGCCAAAGACGGCATTGGTGAAGTTCTTCTTGGTAAAATTGCCAATTCACTAGAAGAAAAAAGAGAAACCCTCGGTGATACTTTAGTTACCCCAACAGATGTTCAAGAAGGTGACAAGGCAGAGTATGAGGCATTCTTTAAGAAAGCAATGAAGAAGTTTGGTATCTCGTCTCCTGCTGATCTTAAATCAGAGGAAGAGAAGAAGAAGTTCTTCGATTACATTGACAAGAATTATAAAGGCGAAAAGGAAAACTGATGCTACTTATTACCGAAGTAAATGATAACGTCAACTTGATCACAGAAGGAACCGATGGTTCCAAGCAATATCATATTGAAGGTATCTTTATGGAGGCAGGTAAGAAAAACCGCAACGGTCGTGTCTACCCCCAAAAAGTTCTTTTCAAGGAAGTCAAACGATACAACGAAGACTTTGTTTCAAAGAACCGAGGCATGGGTGAACTAGGTCATCCAGATGGTCCTACCGTTAATCTAGAAAGAGTTTCCCACATCATTAAGGAACTCAAGACTGACGGTGACAATATTATGGGCAAGGCAAAGATCCTTGATACTCCATATGGTAAAATTGTAAAGAACCTGATCGACGAGGGCGTTAAAATTGGCGTTTCCTCCCGTGGAATGGGTTCTCTTAAAAACGTAGAAGGCGTAAACGAAGTCCAAGATGACTTCATGCTCGCCGCAGTAGATATTGTTGCTGATCCATCTGCTCCCAACGCATTTGTTCAAGGAGTCATGGAAGGCAAGGAATGGGTTTGGAACAACGGAGTTCTCAAACCTAGACATATTGAATCGTATCGTGACAGGATTCAAAAAGCATCGACTCGAAGTGAGATTCAAGAAGCGAAGTTGTATGCCTTCGCTGATTTCCTGTCAAAGTTAATTTAATTATAGATAACACAGAGTTAAACAAGGAGCAGACCATGACTCGTAAAGACCCACTTGAAACAGCGAAGGCAATCTTAGAAGGTAAAACTTCGCTTATAGAAATGGACGATAAAGAAATGAAGAATGAAATGGCAGCAATGAAGGAAGCAATGATGAAGGATTTATCCGACAAAGATGCTTCTGAAGAAGAAGTTGCTGAAATGCATGATAAGATGGAAGCAATGTCCTACAAGGAGATGAAGGAAATGATGGCAAAAGAAGGCATCAAGTATGAAACCTACGTCTCTGAAGATGACGAAGATTCTGTCGAGGAAGAAGTTTCCGATAAAGAAACCGAGAAGAAAGCAAAGAAAGCATCAGTCATCTTGGACGTTGACGACAACCAAGATGCCGAAGGCAAAAAGGCAACTGATGCCGTAAACGGCAAGAAGGTTAAGAAGGTCAAAGAAGACCTTGACGCTCTCTTCTCTGGTGAGAAACTCACCGAAGATTTCAAGGAAAAAGCAGAAATCATTTTCGAGTCTGCTATTACCCTTCGAGTCGAAATGCTCCGAGAAGAAGTCGAAGCAGAAACTGCTGCTCAACTAGAAGAAGATAAAGAAGAGTTCCGCGAAGAACTATCCGCTAAAATGGATGATTATCTTTCCTACGTTGTCGAAGAGTGGATGAAGGATAACGAACTCGCTATTGAGCGTGGTCTTCGTAGCGACATCGCCGAGTCCTTCATGACTGGTCTCAAGGGTCTTTTCGATGATCACTATATTACTGTTCCTGATGACAAGTATGATATCCTTGAAGGTCTTTATACTAAGGTCAGTGGTCTTGAAACCAAACTCGACGAACAGATTCAAAAGAACACAGAACTCAACAAGGATGCTATGGTTTCTCGCTGCATCAACGTCTTCTCTGAAGTCGCTGAAGGTCTTACCGACGCAGAAAACGAAAAACTACAGTCCCTTGCTGAAGGACTAGAATACGATTCGGAAGATCAGTTTAGAGATAAACTAACTGTCCTCCGCGAAAACTACTTTAATGATGTTTCAGAAACAAACGAACTCGCTAATGAAATTGTGGGTGACACAATCAATGAGTCGGCAGAAGAGGTACACGCCCCCTCCCTCGACGGTTCTATGAAGTTCTACTCTGATATGTTAACACGGTCTGCCAACGTAGAAAAGCAGACGAACTTTAAGGGTTGATACCCGGTAAATTATCTAATAAAGTATTCCAAAATAATTCAAAGGAGAATTCAAAAATGGAAAAGCAATTTGTTACCGAACAACTCAGAACTAAGTGGGCACCTGTCCTCGAACATGCCGACATGCCCGCAATTTCTGATGATTATAGAAAAAACGTCACTGCCATTCTCTTAGAGAACCAAGAGCAGTATCTCAGGGAAGCAGCACCCACCAACTCGGGTCTTGCAACCGGAACTGAGAACACCTTCAACACTGTTAACGCATTTGATCCCGTTCTCATCTCGCTCGTTCGTCGTGCGATGCCAAACCTAATGGCATATGATGTCTGTGGTGTTCAACCAATGAACGCTCCCACTGGACTCATCTTTGCTATGAAGGCGAAGTACAAGACACAGGATGGCGTTGAAGCACTATTCAACGAAGCAAACACCTCTTTTGGTGCTACTGCTTACGGTCCCGGAAACACTCCAGTAAACCCAACTACCTCGGACCCACTACTTATCGTTGACAGCACCAACTTTGCTGGCAACTACGGTGCTTCTGCTGGTATGTCTACCGCACTAGGTGAAGCACTTGGTGATGATGCCACCAACCCATTCAGTGAAATGGCATTCGTAATCGACCGTCAGTCGGTTACTGCCAAGACTCGCGCCCTCAAGGCAGAGTACACCACTGAACTCGCTCAGGATCTCAAGGCAGTTCACGGTCTTGATGCTGAAACTGAACTCGCTAACATTCTCTCCACCGAGATTCTTGCCGAGATCAACCGCGAAGTTATCCGCACCATCTATAAGGGTGCTAAACTCGGCGCACAGCAACCCGACCTTGCACACAAGGGTGCTGGTTCAACAACTGAAATGCTGGCAGCAATCGGTTCTGATGCTATGTCCGCTGGTCTTTCGGGTGCTTCTTACCTAACTGACGGTCTTGGTGATAACGGTGGTGCTGGTCTTGGTGTCGGTGGTGTCTACGACCTAGAGGCAGACTCTGATGGTCGTTGGTCCGCAGAACGCTTCCGTGGTCTGGTCTACCAGATCGAACGTGAAGCAAACACCATTGCTAAGGAAACTCGTCGCGGTAAGGGTAACATTCTTATCACTACTTCCGACGTTGCTTCTGCTCTCGCAATGAGTGGTTTCCTCAACCTAACCCCAACCCCACAGGTTCCCGGTTTCGCTGATGATACTGCAAACACCTTCGTTGGTACTCTTAATGGCAACATTAAGGTCTTCGTTGATCCCTACTCACAGGTCGGTAAAGACTACTGCTGCATAGGTTACCGTGGATCTTCGCCATATGATGCTGGTATGTTCTACTGCCCATACGTCCCACTCCAGATGGTTCGTGCGGTTGGTGAGAATTCATTCCAACCCAAGATTGGATTTAAGACTCGATATGGATTGGTCAACAACCCATTCGTTTCGCAACCTGATCCTTCGCTTAACGGTGCTATTCGTGAGAACCAATACTACAGAATCTTCCGTGTAGATAAACTCCACGGTGCGGTCGGCGCATATTGATTCTGACTAACAAGTCATGAAGATCAGGGGGTTCCTTCGGGAACCCCCTGTTTCTTTTATACATACTTGTATGGCAACACCTCCAAAAAGACAAAATCCATTTGAAGGCAGTAACTTTGTCGCTGGGATGACATCTGGTAGAGAAAGTGCAGCGAAAGAGTCTGTGCTTGATCGTCAACCATCATCGCAGAACTATATCTACCCACCTTACTTTCAGTTTATTGTTGCTGCTCTACCTCAGATGACATACTTCACAACTAAAGCAGCACTTCCTGATTTTGGATATGATTCCGCTCTAATTCAAGATAACCGATTTGCTCAGATTAAACACCCTGCCAGTAAAGTGGGATTTGCTAATCTTGATATATCTTTCTTGGTAGATGAGGATATGGGTAACTGGAGAGAGATTTCCGATTGGATCAAGAGAACTACTGTAGTTAATGATCACTTTGATATTGATCCAAACGATAAAGATCATTTCTGTGATGGTACTCTTATAATCACAAATAGTGCAATGCAACCAAATGTTGAAGTTACCTTTAGAAATATGTTCCCCATCTCGATCACAGGTTTTCAATTCGATAGTAGTGTCACCGAACTGACTCCTTTTGAATCTACAGCGACTTTCGCCTACGACTACTACGAAGTTAGAAAGATCTGATCTTTTCTCCTTGACTTGACTCAAATCCAGTGTACACTCTGAGTGTCAACGAAGGAAAGGGAAGAAGTATTAAGACTTTATTATGATAAACTTTAGAGATTTAGACAATCTGCTTAGTAGAACAACAGCAACCGTTAAAAATAAAAAGTACACGGTGGTTCTTCGTGATTTGATACCAACAATATTGAACAAAAATATCGAAGTCCTCCCCACATCATTTGATGAGTTCTTTGATTTGTTTGATGATGATGAACTACTACTACATTGTAGAGATCCCGAAACCGGTTTCATACACAACGATGATTCAATCACCGTTAAATCAGTTGAGGACGTTTTTGGTTTCGATTGCTATGTGTATCACTACAATAACCATAAAAGAAATAAACAAGATCTCATAGAAGAGACACAAAAAGAAGTTCTTACTGATCCAAAGGACATGGAGCAGTTTGAGCAAACGAATAAAAGACAATCCTTTCTGAAACGAGACATTTCATGTGTTAATGATTTACGCTCTGCTTTTATGTCTTGTTACGATCATTTCTACAAAATTGTTCTCTCTGGTAGATACATTGACAACTTAGACATAACCCAATCATGGGCAGTCCACACAAAACCGAATGATATCAATAAAGAACAACACCCCATGAAGTATCATACTCACTACATGTCTCCCGTGTGTTCCGTTTACTATCTTCAATACGAAAAAGGGACAGGAGGACTTTTCTCTCTTGAAAATCCTATCCATAAACGCTATAATGACATCATGCAGTTTGAGATGTTGAGTCATATAGGAATCGATTCTGGGTGCAGGATGTCGAAAGAAATTGAAATAGAGGAGGGAGACATTGTTGTCTTCCCCGGCGGTATCCGACATGCTATCACACCATACACGGGAAATCAGACTAGGATATCCATCGCCTCAAACTCAATCGTTTCTCCCATACGGAGTGGTGAAAATAAATATCTCTTTAATGTGAGTGGTTATGAACTTTGATAAAATAAAGCAAATGGTTTTGCAAGATTGTGAAATCGACGAGACTCAACTGGACGCAGAATCGCTGCGACTTCCCCAGTTACACAACAAATATCTGAATATCTACTTGGACATGAAACTCATTCTAGAGAGAAAACAGAATGAATTCAATAAGTTACGTCGTCTCAAGTGGGAATATTATACAGGAAAAATGGATGCGGAGGTTCTCGAACATATGGGATGGGAACCATTTGATCTAAAAATCCTCAAACAAGATATTGCAATTTATATGGATAGTGACGATGATCTGATTACCCTACAGGAACAGGTTCGTTATTATAAAGAAATATGTGCGTACCTAGATGCTACCGTCAAGGAAGTCACATACAGACACAATAAGATCCGCAATGCCATTGATTGGAAAAAGTTCTTAGGCGGACAATAATCCCTAAATAAAGGGATGAGTGACCTTTTAATAGAGAATGTTGATACGGTAAATGTTA